TCTCGGTTTCCAACAATACCTTCCCAATAGTGGCCCAAATCATGGGATGTATAGTAACTTAGCATTGCGGTTTGTAAACTAAGCGGTACTCGGCAAGTAAATTTACTGATGTCGTAACTGACCATGTAACTCACTTTCTTGGACTGGATTCTTTCGAATGCAGCCCCTTGATCATAAGTTCCATCTGTCGGTATACTTCTCAATATTTTCATAAGCCAGTCGTGCAAAGTTTGTAAGCTGTTCTGTGACCAATAGTCTCCAATTGCGAATAGTCTTGTCTTTCCGGCTCGTTCTGCGGCAAGTGATATTTTACCCGTCGCTATAGATTTCGGTAATTGTAACTCAGATGATAAGGATGCACACCACTCCATGTTATGGGTTATGTTTGATTGATTTAACAATTGATTAAACCCCATGATAGAAGTGTGTAATTCTTTATCTCTGGTTACCGCTACTGCATCATAGTGACTTGTAACTATCGCCTGCCCGTTCGGTCCAGATCTGATTCGACCAATAAGCCCTTGTGAGATCCTAAGGTTTGGAAGGGATTGTTTCAGCCTTCTCACCTGAGATGAGTTTTGGAGAAATTCAGAGCAAAATTCTTTGGTGAATTCACTCAAATCTCTTGTTCCACCATAGGGTGTTACTATAGAGGTTAAGTCTAGCTTTGGCTTTAGCCTGATGGATTCGTGTAACCTAGTTACTGATAAAATCATCCTGATATCACTATATCTGTCACTACGAAGATGAGTTAATACGGGAATAAGCAAAGTACTTATACCTTCTTTGTTCGCCTTGTGGAACGGAATAGGAGACCAGGTTTCATGTGTAACGAGACTAACCGACTGATCATGTAGTTCTTTGAAGAGAACGAGTGTGTATTCTTTACCATTGTTTTGAAGTGTCTTTACGAATTTCTCAGCATATGCATCGAAGAAGCGCTCAAACTCTTTAACTGACAATCCTTTTGGATTTCGGTTCAAACTTTGTTTAGAATTTAAGATCGTACTTAGTACTTTCTTTATAATAAATAATTTAGGTTCCATATATGAATTAGTTTGTTATGTTAGCTCTCCCCACAGATAAACCGTAGGTGCCTTGCTAATAGTGTGGATTGGAGACAAGGTTGATTCCCTGTCAGGACCCAGACCAATACTGGTATAAAACGTTCCGCTAGG